GGAAAGCACTACAATCAGAATAGAGGTTAGAGCCTTTAGGATTGATCCTACACCACCTAACCCAGAACTAAAGACATATCAATCACTAGAAATGAAGTTGGTGTTATAGATGAAGAAAATATATTAATATTATTAAATTAAAAATAAAGGATTCTGAACTGGTATTAAGTTATCAGTCAGGGTCCCACCCAATAGGGAATATATCAAAGTCGAGTAGACTATAATTAGAAGGAGTTGAATAGCGTGGAAAAAGAAGTAAAGATACCAAAAGATAAAGACCCAACTATTATTAGAGAAGTTATAGAAGTGTATATAACAACAGCTAAAAAATCATTAAGAACAACAGCAACTATTACAGGACTTACAAGACCAATAATTACAAAGATTATAAAAGCTAATATGGAAAAAGTAAAATTGATGCAAATGACATTGGAAGAAGCATTAAAGATTGACATAATGAAATTAGAAAGAGATACAATAGGAACGAATAAAGAAACATTGAAAGCAATATCATATATCTATGGTGTTTATGTTGAAACTGTAAGAGAGAAGGCAGAAAAGAAACCTGCTGAACTCACTGATATTGACATCAAGAATATTACTCCTATATATAAGGAAGTAAGTAAGCACACTATGGATGTAGCAAAATTAGCTAATGCAGTCATTATGAAGAATATTGACATTGAGCTAAAAGAAAAAGAAATTAATAGTGGAACATTAGCTGACCCATCTGTACAAGAAGCTATGGATGCAATGGTCGAAGCAAACGAAGAAGCTAAAGAACTATATGAAAGATTTAACAATCCTGTAGATGGTGTTGAGGAAACATCAGATAATGGAGAAGTAACAAATGTCAACACTGATTGAGATACCTTATACTAAATTACCTATAACACTTACAGAAAAGATGTTAGATGTAAGATATGATAATAGACAGTATCTATTGTTAGAAGGTGTCACAGGAGGGTCTAAGACAACAGCAGAAATGGACTATGCCTGGAATAAAATATTTTTTGCACCTAAACATCAAGTGGAGTTCAGGGGTATGGCAGAAAGCATTTATGCAGCTAAAGTCAAATTTATATATGAAGGGATTTCATTCTTTCAACAACATAGAGAATTTTGTACATTCCATCACGGTGAAAATTATATAAAAATATTGACACCCACTGGATATAAATTCTTTAGATTATATGGATATACAGATAAAAACGCTTGGACTAAAGCACTAGGACAGAATGTTGATGGATATGTAATAGATGAAATCAACTTAGCACATAATGATTTTGTATCAGAAATATTTGGTAGGGGTATTTCCAGAAATTCTTGGGTGATATGTACTACAAACGGAGCTGATCCAGAATCCAAGTTCTATGAAACAATGAATGCAGGTAGACCATTAAAGAAATGGTTACATCAGATACCAAAGACTACACTGGAATATATAAATGCTGTCCCAGAAGATAAGCATATAGGATATTACTTCTTTAATTTTGATGATAACCCTTCAATGGAAGAAGAAACTAAGCAAAGAATGTATAATTTACCTAGAGATTACTATTACACTAGCAAGGTATTAGGTGAAAGAGGAGTTAGAGAAGGTCTAATATACATAGAACATATGAATAAGAAAAGAAACATTAAAGAATATGATGAAATAATAAAGAAATGTGTTAAATTTACAATAGGAATAGATGTAGGTGGTACAGATTACACTGTATTTACATTAAATGGCTTTACAAATAGATTTGAGCATCACGTAGTATTGGACTATGCAAAGATAAGAAATGCTGGATTTGATGAAATATGGACTAAATTCGCAGAGTTTTTTAACCCTATATTTGATAAGTATAGAAGGAGATTAGTCGGAGCTTTCATAGATAAATCAGCTAAGATAATGAAAACATCATTCAATGCTAAGATGTTAAAAGCATACAGCTTACAATGTGTAGGGTACTATAATATAACTAAGTCAATACAGGGTAGGATAGATAGTGAAATACCATTTCTACAGGATGGTAGAATATTATTTACTGAAAGAACCTTAGATATATATGAAGCATTTACAAAAGCTACATATACCAAAGATAAAACCAGGACAGACCCTAGAGTATTCACCAACCACGATTGGAAAGACTACATAGATTCAACAGAATATGGTCAATCACCATTCACTGCTAGTATGTTGAAATTTAATAAGGTTATAGTTAGGAGGTAATAAATGTGAGATTTACAGACTTTATAAATCCGAGTTATTGGAAACAAAAATCATTTGCAAAGCAATTAAATAACTATATGAAAGGGGCGAACTCAACTATGGAATTTATACCATCAGCAACAAGGGGAATTATAAATACAAGTGTATTATTTACCAGACGAATGAGGGAAAACTCTGTTTTGTATGGTGGTAATGAAAATGCTATAAGGTACTTTTATAGTACAGAAGCGAAGCAATACAAGTATCATACATTCACATCAGATGGTGAAAACTATTTCTGGAAGAATGCAGGTCCAGAGGATAGAAAGATACATTCTGGACTACCTCAATTAATAAGTGAGAAAATGGTAGATATTATAGCAGGTAATGGATTTAGTATAAAAATCAAGTCAATAGATGGCAATGAAGTTATACCAAAAGATGAATCAGATATGTTGACAGCAGTATTAAAAGATAATAATATTGGTGAACTATTACAGAAAAGTATAGAAACTGAATCCTGGAGTGGTGGGACAGCGTGGAAGTTGTCACTAGATACATCAATATCAATTTATCCTATAATAGAAGTAGTAGAACCTGAAGAATATTCTTATATTGAAAAACGTGGTAGAATAGTAGCTGATATATTCACTAAATTTTATAAACATTTAGATAGGAAATTCAGACTAAGAGAAATATATGGTGTAGATGATGAAGGCTCTTTTATCAATTATACATTAGAAGTATTTAATGATGAAGCAGGAAAAGAAGAATGGATAGCTGTTAGTTTAGAAACAATACCAGAAACAGCAGGACTTAAAACATTAAAATTAAAAGGGTACTTTGAGAAACTAAGTCTATACAAACCTAACAAGACACCTAATAGCGAGTTCAGAGGTACTAAGTATGGTGAATCAGACTATGCAGGGTCATATGGCTTATTTGATGGCTTAGATGAAATATTAAGTACACACTTAGAAGAATATAGAAATTCAGGGTTAGATGTATATATTCCAAGTAAGTATGCAGAGCAAAGTCCAGAAGGTGAAGTATTTGCTAAGAAGTTGAAAAAAAGACATATCACTTATGATTCAAGTTTAGCTGAAGGTACAGTAGAAAAGATACAATATGGTCAAGGTGATTTGAGAACAGAAAAACATACAGAATCATTTAACCAAGTTAGGGATGAAATATTAAATAATTCAGGTATAGCTCCATCAACTATAGGAGCAGTGTCGCAGGAATCAATAGATGCTAGTGCTGAATCACAACAGGAAAGAGAAAAAACAACTATTAGAACTAGAAATAAAAAGATTAAGTTATGGATGCCATTTCTTAATAAAATCATTGGTGTATTAATGACAATTAATGATATGAAAGATACAATAGTAGATGGGATGAATATTGACCCTGAAACTATGGAAGAAGTTACAGGGACTTTCAAAGTATATGATATAGCAACAGTGTTTGAAGATTATATTATTAAGTCTAAAAAAGATAGAACAGGCGAAGTATCAGAAAATGGTGTAGTAGCTTGGAGTGTAAAAAAAGCAGTAGAATATGTACACGAAGAATTATCACCAACAGATGTAGAAAAAATGGTAGCAGAAATTAGGGAAGATAATATTATTACTGAAGCATCTAAAAATGTAGGTGCTTAATATAGTAAAATTAGTGGAGAACACTAAACAAAAATAAATTAGAAGGAGTGTTAAAATATGGAATTAACAGAGCAAGAAAAAGAATTAGCATTACAGGCATCAAAAGATTTATTTACTAAGGCAGAAGAATTAGGTATTAAGATTTATTCACAGGATCAACTGGATGATATCACTACTAAGGTTAGAGGTACATCTGAAAAGCGTGATAAGAGAACCAGAACAGAAGTCCTAAAAGAATTAGGACAGACTGATGAAAGTTGGGATGCTTATATCAAGTTTCAAGATTCACAAAAGACAGATGCTCAAAAGAACATTGATATCATTGATTCCTATAAGACTAAAGAAAAAGCCTGGAGCAGTGAAAAAAGAACTTTTGAAGTAAATTCTTTAGTGAAAGAGTATGGAATTAAAGGTGAAGTCAACACTGATGATTTAGTTGTAATGGCTGATTCAAGGGTAACAGATGATGTTGATTTTAAAACAGCATTTAATGGTGTCTTAGCAACTTATTATCCAAAGACTACCAAAGATAACAAAACATTTCAGATTGGGGTTACAAAGAAACCTAATGATGGTGGTGGAGATACAGCATTAGATGTTGGTGACAAATGGTTAAGGAAAAGAACTGGGAATTAAAAAATTATAAAAAAATGGAGGATTTAAATTATGGCAGCAACAACAGCGAGAAAAGTAGAGGGTTATGCAAAGATTTCAGAGAAGGTATTACAAGAAGAATCAATTATTAGAGCCGTATCAAGAACAGATGTAGAAGGTGGAGCAGTAACAGCTAAGATTTATGTACACGAATTAATGACATTAGCTACATATGTACCTGGTACAGGGGTAGCACAAACTACAGACACATCAGCATATGTGTCATTGAATAACTTGGTAGAAGATGCAGTTAATGAATTACTTGATGGAGTTACAGTAGAAATGGCTCCAGATGATACAGTAGGAAACAGAATAGAATCAGCTACATCAGCATTTGCATTAGATATTGATTTAAAAGGATTCATTAAAATGGTAGCAGATGGTACTGAAGTAGTAGCAGCAGGTGGACCAAAACCAGTTGTAGGAACTATTTACAAAGCTATCTTAGCTTTAAAACTAGCATTAGATACAGCAAAAGCACCTAAAAAAGATAGATCATTAATTATCACAGCAGAAATGGAAAATCTATTAATTGATGTAGATTCTAAAATCGTACTAAATACTGACAGAGGTGACAAGATTTTGACTGATGGATTCATTGGTGCAATAGCAGGATTCAATGTATTTGGAACAGTACATTTACCAGCAGGTACTAATATGATAGCAGTTCAAAAACGTGGATTTGCACATATTGATGAATGGACTAGACCACCAGCAATCGTATCATTAGATGGTTCTGAAAAGTTTTATGGAGATTCAGCAGTTAAAGGTAGATTAGCATTTAACAGTGGTGCTGTAAGACCTACATTGATTCAAATTGACAATGGAGCTGCATAGAGTTAAACATTAAATAGTAGAATATAGGGAGGGTGTAATGCCTTCCCTTATTTTTTAAAAGAAGGAGTGAAATTATGATAAATAATCAAATACATAAATCACCACCAGAGGGTGTACCTACAATATTTAAGAATGAAGTAAGACCAAAAACAACTACTATAAATATGACATTTGATAAAGAATTTGACCATCAGTATCAATTAACAGTAGGAGCAGTAAAGAATAAAATAGGATATGATTTGGTAAGTCTTTCAGGAAGTTTAGAAAAAGCTAATGGATTCTTAGCAGAAGTTAGGGAA